ACTACAGACCCACCAACAATTAAGGCTAAAGGTTTATTCTTTCCTGTGTTGGTTCACGAACTTATAAAAGGTGTTTATGAGGTTTTAGGTACACAAGGTCTACCAGATGACCCTAAAGCTGCCGAAATGGTTATGGGTCAAACAGACACTTTACCTTATGAGGTTTGGGATTTAAGGTTAGGTCCTGTAATATGGGATAAATTCACACAATCATATCCTGATAAATTATATGAGGATGATATGAGAGAAATACAAAATTATTTATTCTCAAGATTTTCATCATTATCTACTGATGAATTTTTTGAGGTAGCTAAAATGATTCTATCAGGTTCAGATGAAGGTAAAAACTTAGTGTCAAAAATGGTCGATGAAATTATTGACGAGTTAAAGGGATACGAATATGAAGACGCGATGTCACAATACAGTGATGATGACGATGACGATGATGATAGTGGTCTTTCAGACTTATTAGGTGATTTAGGTATTTCTTTAACATAAATTCTTACTAAAATGTCTATATGGCGTTAACTAGAGAAAAAGTATTATTAGAGTATGCGAGGTGTGTTAAAGACACCTCGTATGCGTTAAGAACATATCTACAGACTTATGACAATACACAGTCAAAATATGTACCTTTAAGATTATTTCCTGACCAAGAAAGTTTAATTAAGGATTATGATAAGTTTGAAGAGAATATAGCATTAAAGTATCGACAAGCGGGTGTATCAACAGTAACATCTGCATGGGTATCAAAGAAATTAGTAACCGCATCTAAAAGTAAACCTGAGAAAATACTTATAATCGCTAACAAACTTGATACCTCTGTCGAGATGGCGGGTAAAATTCGTGCGTTTATAGAGCAATGGCCTTCTTGGTTCGGTGTTGATTTTTCTAATGAAAAGAATTCACAAAGGCATTACAAACTTACTAATGGTTGTGAGGTAAAGTCAGTGGCAACTTCTAAAGACGCACTTCGTGGATATACCCCCACGATACTTGTGTTTGATGAGGCCGCGTTTATTGAAGCGGATAACGATTTCTGGTCTGCGTGTATGGCGTCACTTTCTACAGGTGGTAAAGTTATTGTTATTTCCACCCCTAACGGTTTTGACCGTATATATTACTCTATTTATGACCAATCATTACGAGGTATGAATGACTTTAAGATTACCGAAATGTTTTGGTACCGTGACCCTCGATATGCAAGAGATTTAAAATTAATTAAATGTAATGATATTGTTCATTATATGTTGAATAGAGAAGACTATAAAGATGAAGAGATAATATTAGATTATTCACATATAAATCCCATGGAAAGGGATTTTGAAGAAATAAAAACACATTTCTTGGATGGGTACAAACCATATTCATCATGGTTTGAGGGTATGGCTAAAAAACTTAAGTTTGACAGACGTAAGATTGCACAGGAATTAGAGTGTAATTTCTTGGGTTCGGGTGACAATGTTATTCCTTCTGATACGGTAGAAAAAATTAAGGAAAACTTTATTCGTGAACCTGAAAACAAATTTATGGGGGGTGCGTTATGGCAATGGAAAGAACCTGTGGTGGGTCACAAATATATTATGGGTATTGATGTTTCTCGTGGTGATAGTGAGGACTTTACAACATTCTGTATTATAGATTTTGATGAGAGAGAACAGGTACTAGAGTATTTGGGTAAGGTACCACCTGATGTTGCCGCTGAAGTCGCGTTTAAATGGGCGACTATGTATTCTGCGTTTGTTGTGATTGATATCACTGGGGGTATGGGAGTTTCTACCGCTCGTAAACTTCAGGAAATGAATTATAAGGATTTGTATGTTGATGGTATAAATGCTGCTGACAAATGGAAATACAACCCAAAAGTAATAGAAAAAATACCAGGTCTTAATTTTAATTCAAAACGTGTTCAAATTGTTGCGTCATTTGAAGAAGCTTTAAGACATAACTTTATTGTTCGTTCTTCTCGTTTAATGAATGAATTAAATACGTTTGTATATATTAACGGAAGACCTGACCACATTAAAGGGCAACACGACGACCTTATCATGGCAATGGCTATGGCGATATATGTTGGTGAAAACTCATTTACACAACTTGAAAAGGTTACTGAACAGACCAAGGCGATGATGGAGAGTTGGATGGTCAATGAAACTCCTGTTAAAAATTCATCTAAAGACTTTAATCCTGGTTTACCCGTCATGCCAAACAATAACAATCACTACCGACCAAATGGAATCACAAAACAAGATTACGAACAATATAACTGGTTATTTGGAGGTAGAAGAAGATAACCTTTAATTAATTCGGGTAAAGTTTATATTTATCTAAAAAACTATGGCGGAAAAGAATAATTATACGATTTGGCAAAGGTTAACAAAAGTATTTGGTCCCGATTCAACTTTGGACCAACAACCACCCGTATATAACTTCGACAAAAAACAAATACTCAAGACAACTAATAAACAAGAGTATGAGAGAGAGAAGTTACAAGCACAACAAACCCTTTATTTAGGTCAACAATGGCAAAAGATTGAAAACAATCTTTATACACAAGCAGTTTATTATGAACCAACTCGTTTAGCCTCCTTTTATGATTATGAAAGTATGGAGTATACTCCTGAAATTTCCGCCGCCTTAGATATATACTCAGAAGAATCTACTACTCCCGATGAAGACGGTTATATGTTACAGATATATTCGGAAAGTAAAAGAATTAAATCTGTTTTAGGTGATTTGTTTAATAACAGATTAGATATTAATACTAACTTACCTATGTGGACAAGAAATACATGTAAGTATGGTGACAATTTTGTTTATCTGAAATTAGACCCTGAAAAAGGTATTATGGGTGCACAACAACTACCTAATATTGAGATTAATAGACAGGAGAGAGGTATGAAAATGAAGCCTGAACGTAACTCAACAAATACGGAGAATGATGCACTAAAGTTTTTATGGCAAAATAAAGACATGGAATTTAATACTTGGGAGATTGCTCACTTTAGATTATTAGGTGACGATAGAAAACTACCATACGGGACATCTATGTTGGAAAAAGGTAGAAGAATTTGGAAACAGTTAATACTATCAGAAGATGCCATGTTAATCTATAGAACATCGCGAGCACCTGAAAGAAGAGTATTTAAAGTATTTGTTGGAAATATGGACGACAAGGATGTTGAACCATACGTAAATAGAGTGGCAAACAAATTTAAGAGAGACCAAGTTGTAGATTCGAGTAACGGAAATGTCGATTTAAGATACAATCAAATGGCGGTCGACCAAGACTATTTTATTCCCGTTAGAGACCCTAACGCACCTAACCCTATAGATACATTGCCAGGTGCACAAAACCTATCTGAAATTGCAGATATAGAATACATTCAGAAGAAACTTTTAACATCTCTAAGAGTACCCAAAGCATTCTTAGGATTTGAAGAGGTTGTTGGTGACGGTAAAAACTTATCATTACAGGATATAAGATTTGCTAGAACTATAAACAGAATTCAAAAGTCGATGATTCAAGAACTAAATAAAATTGCAATTATACACCTTTACCTTTTAGGTTTTGAAGATGAATTAGGTAATTTTACTTTAGGTCTTACTAATCCTTCTACACAAGCGGACTTACTCAAAGTTGAGCAATGGCAACAAAAAATTCAATTATATAGAGATGCTGTTACTGACCCAGGAACTGGTATCTTACCCGTTTCCTCATCTTGGGCTAAGAAGCACATACTTGGTTTTAGTGACGAGGAAATTAAATTAGACTTACAACAACAAAGAATCGAAAAAGCGGTTGCTGCCGAACTTGAAAAGACATCCGAAGTTATTAGTAAAACTGGTGTATTCGCAAATATAGATAAACTATATGGTAATAAACCAGGTGAAGGAGGTGACCCATTAGGTGATGAAACAACTGATTCAGGTACAGGTGACTTAGGTGGTGACTTAGGTGGTGACTTAGGTGGTGACTTAGGTGGTGACTTAGGTGGTGACTTAGGTGGTGACTTAGGTGGTGATTTAGGTGGTGATGAAGGAGGGGGAGACACTGCACCCGAAGAAACTCCAACCGAAAGACTAGTAAGAAATAAAGACTTAGATTTATTAGTCGAGGACGACTTAATAAAAGGTAAAAGTATATTAGACTTATCTAAAGGTAGACAGTCTTTAGGGGAAATAGAAAAAAAGTTGAATTCACTTCTAAATGACTAAATTGTGAATAATACTACTTACATGATATTTATATAAAAAAATATCATGACATCATTCGGAATCATCAAAACCAAGATTGAAAAGTTATTCGAATCAACTTACGGAAAACAAGATTTTAAAACTCATATTAAGTCATTTAAATCTATGATACTTGAAAATAGTGACTTATGCGAAGTATATTTTATTTACGATGAATTATCATCTAAAAAAGGTTTAAACGAAACTATTGTAGATGAGTATATCTCTGAATCGTTTGAACAACTAAGAAGTTTAATTGATGATAACCAAAATGAAATTAATAAAATTAGTCAGTGGATTAACCAATTAGTTATTGAAACTAATAACAATTACAGTGATATCGATATTCAAGTTTATACTAAAAATGTAACTAAAAATCTAGAGTCATTATTAGAATCTAAAAATAGAATTAAGAAAAATTTATTAAGTAATGATATAGTTGAAATAAATGAATCTAGTTTGAATATACCTATTTCTTCTATGTTACAGATTGCCACTAAAACATTTAATAAAGAGTTTTCTTCACTTAATGAGGAAGAGAAAAAAGAGTTTAAATTTTTTACGTCACTAAATAAGAACCAATTAATAGAGGAAATAGATAAGTCTAAGAAATCTGTCTATAGTAAATTAAGTAATAATTTAAATGAATCTAACGATAACGAACTTAAAGAAAAGATTCAAAAAACTTTAAATAAAATAAACGAAACTGATTATACCCTTACATCTCTTTATAGACTTAAGCAATTAGAAAAGGGGTTATAATGAAAAGATTTTTTACATCATTATTAGGTGACGTTGATGGTCAAAAGTCATCAAAAAGGTTTGTTACCATAATCGCATTTTTCATGATGTGTATTGCCTTTGTTGCTAACATTTTTATGGATATACCGTTACAAAAATATGTGTGGGACGGTATGATGTATATTGTAGGTGCGGGGTTAGGATTTACCACACTTGAAAAATTTTCAAGAACTAAAGGTGTCGAGGAATAACGGAGGATAGAAAATATCTTAAATGGTCCTAAATCTTAAAGGTCGTTTCTTTTTTTGTTCAGGTATATAGCCTTTTTTTGACTCTCTCTTTTTTCTTCAGAGGGTTTTGTATACTCCTTATTTTTATTAAGGTTCTGAAGTTGCTTAGTCTTATAAACTTTATATTTGTAGTTTTTAAGAGCCGCCTCTATGTTCTTATTTTTTACCTTAATAATTAGCATATATAAATTTGTTTATCTATAAATATATGTTTTTGACATATAACTACAAATATAGTATATTTAATACAAATCAATAAACTTTGTAAGTATGGATTTATATGAAAAAAGGAAAAACGTCACAATTAAAAATATTCAATGACGCAAAATGTTATTACGGCACAGTAGATGCCAAAAATTTAAAAACAGTTTATATTGTTTTACAATCATGGGTAGAACCCATAAAAGAGTTTGAGAATTGGGATAGAGCGACAGGGACTATGGAACGCAATATTAAACACGTTTTATTAGAAGTTTTAAATACCGAAGTGTTCGAAAAACATAATATAGTGGATTTAGATTTAAGAAGTAGTGGAATACAAAGAGGTAAAAGAAGTTTTATGAACTTAGAAATTACTTTATATCTTAAAAATCACTTAGATTTTAAATCAACAAAACTAAAAGAAAATGTTAAAAAAGTCATTCAAGCAGTGTATACCGATTGCTTAAGAGGTATGAAGTATTTTGAAATACACAAGAGTAAAACGACAAAAGAAGTGGTCTGATATATTTATAAAGAAAAAACATGAAGATTTTAGGACCAAACGATTCAGGTAAAGGTATCTTAGTAGAGTGGGATGCCGGATTTGTAAATCCTAACGATAGCCGTAATGCACAAGTTATAAAAGAGTCTTATGGTCAATTAGACCATTCAAAACCATTTGAGTTTTACGCGACGTTACAAAAATACGATACCCCCAATAGAAACGGTAGAGTGTATCCTGAAAAGATTTTACGTAGAGAAGCTGACGTTTATAAAAAAGCAATCGAAAAAGGATTATCAATATCTGAACTTAACCACCCTGAATCATCTTTGATAGATTTGGACCGTGTCTCACACTTAATCACAGACGTATGGTGGGAAGGTAACACACTTATGGGAAAGATTAAATTATTGACCTCACCTGGATTTCATACAGAGGGTGTAGTTTCGTGTCCAGGTGACCAAGCGGCTAATTTAATGAGACAAGGAGTCACTATGGGTGTTTCTTCTCGTGGTGTTGGCTCATTAGTAAAGAAAGGTGAAAGAAATGAAGTACAAGACGATTTTGAATT